GGTGAAGTGAAGGAGGTCTCTCTAAAGTCCAAAATCTTACAGTTTTGGATCGACCCAAAGCGCCACCTTGACCCCGCTGAGGTCAGGGCCGCGCTTTCGGAGGCGAACCCTGGTATGATCTCCTTCCGGACCGTTCCTGGTGGAAAGGACCAGCGTGTTATCTTCATGATTCCACTGAGTGTGCACTTGGCTGCGGGCTACTTCGCATCTAAGTTACTCAGGTGGATGGCCAAACAGCCCGAGTTCTCTGTTACTAAAGAGAGCTCGAATCTGTTAGGCAATCACGCGATGTCCATGTACGCCACTGGAACGGGTAAGTTCCTCATCGACTGCAGTGACTTTTCAAGTTACGATGTAACGGAGACTGAAATTAACACGCTGAACGACATGATCGACGGTGTGATTGAGGGTCTCGAGAAGCACGTCGGTTATGAGGAATGGGGTGCTGGTTGGGGGTCTCTTATCGACATGGTCACTGCGCCGTGGAAGAGGATGCCCCAGGCGAAGTTCTCTCTCAGAGTTGGAAACACTGAGAAGATCTTCACGACCAACCAGCTTAACTCTGGTGAACACGATACCATAAGTAGAGGTAATATCAACAACAAGGTCAACGGTAAGGTCACCGTCGATGCCCTGATGCGAATTCCGATTCTTCGCACCGCATTCAGGAACTTGTTCGCCCTGTATCAGGGTGATGATATGATCCGATTCTGGACAATCCAAGACCCCTCTCTCTATACCGCTGAGACCCACAAGTTGCTGGCTTCAACCAGCACCGAGGTGGCGCGTCAGAACGGCTTCGGGAGATCAGACCTTAAGTCGATGCTTCGACGATTCGCGTGCGAATACCTTAGGAAGATGTTTATCTTCGGAGTCTACATGCCACGTCCCGGTACGATTGGCTACATGACTGCGGAGCGGAATAACTTCGATAAGGACGCAGTTTCGTCAGCTCAGATTTACTGTGCTCAGATCTTCGAGGCCATCCCCCGTGGTATGCTTCCTCACGTGGCTCAACTGCTATGCTTCTTCTTCTGGAACTCCAAGAGAACACTCTCCTATCGAGGCGAGTTTTATCCTGGAGCACAGTCGAACTCCAAGCTTGGCAAGAAACGTGATCAGGAACCGTCCTGGCGCTTCAACCTTCCCCTAAACCTGTACTACACGCCTCGCACCTATGGTGGAGTTGGAGTTATGCCAGGTACCCTCCCCGGAGGGTCTGTCGACCCCGTGATAGCGTTGACGCTTTCTAACCCTTTGAGGGAGAAAGTCAATTCGCTCGTATCACGCCTGTCGCAGGTAGGAGTTGCGCGTCTCTTCAAGGGTAGGGAGTTAACTATCGAGAACATGCCAGCCCTTGAAGCTGGCGTGCGCTATGGAAAGAGCTTCCTTGCGCAAGACAGAATCGAGGCCTCCGACAGGGCTTTGGACTGGCTGGTTAGTAGAAAGGTAGCAAAGAAGACGGAACGTCTTCGCTACGCTAACTCTATCCAGGTCTCTGTAGAGAAGGGTCTTTCGGACTATGGTAAAACGGGCGCGATGATCATTGATAACAAACGAGGCTTCATTGAGCTGCTATGTACCCCTGCTCCTCAGGCGGATATGCTGCAACTCAAGGAGTTCGTCTGGCTCTCCGGTCTTAAGATCGAATATGGGAATGACGTACCATACTCGCTGACGTGCTCCGATGGGAAGGTGCCGTTCGCAGTAATCGGTGGGTTGTCCCCTGATTTGACGGACTTTGGAGCGCGATTCGGTTTCGGTAGTAGGGAGGGTATGTTTAGGGAGAGCTTGGCTGAAGTCTTTGCTCCCCTTCAACGTGACCCTTTCTTCCCCCGATTCGACGTTTCCACGCTAGGACGAATTCTCGCGAACCTGCCCGACCCCGAGTTCCGCGCCAATTGGCTCATTATGATGGGAGCACAGGCCAGAGATGCTTATACGGTAGCAAGTGCCGTTGACACTCTCGCTGATACTCTCAGGTTCTATGAGACCAGCACCACTCCCAGTGAGGCTGACCAATTCGCATCGCTTCTCGACACGTCACAGGAGAACGTGAAACGCTTCGTGAAGATAAATCACAACGTGGTTCCCCAGTTGGATTCAACTCTGCTGGGAATCGGGACGTTGTTAGCTCGTTACTGGCCGGTTGGTAGGATACTAAAAGAGATTATTATCAGCCCGTCAGTCGAGTACTCAGTCTCACTGTATCTTCGTCATCACAAATCCTTTGCAAAGAAATTGGAATACTCTCTCGAGTTATTGGCAAACGCTCGCTTCGGGGTCTCTAAGGAGTTAATATAATCCCGCGGGGCCATCGTTGTAATACCCTCTTCACGTG